CCCGGTTCTCAAACCCCTCTGGTTATTGATTCGGATATAGAGGGCGCTCCTTCTATAGAGATTATTACGGAGGACGATGGCGGCGTGATTGTGGACTTTGATCCGCAAGACGAGCGCGGAGAGAGTGACGACTTCTACATGAACTTGGCGGAGGAGATACCGGATCGTGAGCTAGGGGCCATAGCGAGCGACTTACTGGAGCAGTTTGATTCCAACAAGGCCAGCCGTCAGGACTGGGAAGAGACGTATGCCAACGGCTTAGAGTTACTGGGATTCAGTTACGAGGAGCGCGACCAACCGTTTCGTGGAGCCTCCGGGGTGACTCATCCGTTACTGGCCGAAGCGGCTACGCAATTTCAGGCCCAAGCCTTTAACGAGTTATTACCGGCCTCGGGTCCTGTAAAGACTTTATCTCTGGGTAAGGACACTCGTGCAAAGAAGGAACAGGCGCAGCGTGTCCAGCAGTTCATGAATTACTACATCACCAACGTGATGGAGGACTACACGCCGGACATGGACCAGATGCTGTTTTATTTACCCCTCGCGGGCAGCACATTTAAGAAGGTCTATTTTGATGAGACCCTGGGCCGTGCGGTAAGTAAGTTTATTCCTGCTGAGAACCTCGTGGTTCCTTACGAGACTGCGGATTTGGATAGCTGTCCTAACATAACCCAGGTTGTACGCATGTCTTTAAACGACTTGCGGAAGAAGCAGTATGCCGGTCAGTACCGGGACATTGACGTATTACCTTCACAGGCGGGGGATTTAAGCCCGGTTAAGAAGGAGATCAACTACGTTGACGGGGTAGAGCCGTCACAGATGGATTATGACTGCACTATTCTGGAGATACATGTTGATCTGGAGCTTGAGGGTTACGAGGAGTTAGATGAGGAGGGAGAGCCCACGGGGATTAAGGTCCCATATGTGGTCACGATTTCTCAGGATAACGGGCAGATCCTGGCTATTCGCCGTAATTATCGAGAGGACGACGAGTTAAAGACAAAGATACAGTATTTTGTCCATTACAAGTTCCTTCCTGGCTTTGGTTTCTATGGCCTCGGCCTGATTCACACAATAGGGGGTCTGTCTCGTACAGCCACCTCGTCTCTTCGTCAGTTAATTGACGCGGGTACGTTGTCTAATTTGCCAGCAGGTTTCAAGGCCCGCGGCCTACGGATCAGGGACGATGACGACCCGTTACAGCCTGGGGAGTTTCGGGACGTGGACGCGCCCGGTGGGGCTATCCGCGACAGCTTGTTGCCTTTACCATTTAAGGGTCCCGACCAGACGCTGTATCAGTTACTGGGATTTGTAGTACAGGCGGGTCAGCGCTTTGCAACTATCACCGACATGAAGGTCGGGGACGGCAACCAGCAAGCGGCTGTTGGCACCACTATCGCCATGCTCGAACAGGGCTCTCGTGTAATGAGTGCGGTTCATAAGCGCCTGCACTATGCCATGCGTGTGGAGTTCAAGATACTTGCACGGGTCATGGGGGAGAGTTTACCGGACGACTATCCGTATGCGGTTGTCGGTGAGGACGCCTCGATTAAGGCAGAGGATTTTGATGACCGGGTTGATATAATACCGGTTAGTAATCCAAACGTATTCAGTCAGGCGCAGAGGATTGCTCTGGCGCAGAGTAAGCTACAACTGGCCTCGGCTGCTCCGGAATTACATAACATGCACGAGGTCTATCGTGACATGTATGAAGCGTTGGGCGTGACTGACCTGGATCGGCTCATGAAGGCCATTCCCGACCCGCGGCCCACGGACCCTGCACAGGAGAACATCAACGCCCTGGATGTGCTGGAGCTAGAGGCTTTTGAGGGTCAGGATCATCAGGCGCATATCATGTCGCATTTGATTTTTGGGGGCACACAGATGGTCTCTCAGATGCCTGCTATTGCGATAACATTACAGAAGCACGTAATGGAGCACGTCAAGTTGGCGGCTCGGGAGCAAGCTGCGGTTTCGTTTATGCAGCAGGTAACCAAGAAACAGGGTGAGCCTGCTTCTCCAGAAGAGATGCTTGAGCTTGAGGCAATAACGGCGCAGTATGTCGCAAAAGGCATGGAACAGATTAAGACATTGTCGCAACAGATTGCAGGGGTTGGTCAGGAAGGACCTGATCCGCTTATTGCTCTGAAAGAGAAGGAGCTACAACTCAAGGCGCAATCTGAACAGGCTGACGCGCAGATCGACCAGAGCAAGGTGCAGTTGGATGCACAGTCTCTTGAAATGCGTAACCGTCAATTTGGTGAGAGGATCGCGGCTCAAGAGCGTCAAACACAGGCTCGTATTGATGCCGCATTAGAACGAGAACTACTGAAACAGAGAGGATCTTAAAATGGCTGGTAAGGTAAAAATTGTCATCAATTCCCCGGAAAAAGCCCCAAAAGTGGTTGAATACGCGGAAATAAAAGATCAAGGCCGTATACCGTATGGCAAGACTGCGGACGCCCCTATCCCTAGAAAGTTGTCTCGCAGGACGGCTCGTGGCATGGGTGCCGCGGTTAAGGGCGGAAGTTACCTAGGTTATTCCTGAGATGGACATAGACCAATACCTGAATGCTGCCTCAAATGTCGGACCAGGGAGCGCGGATCGTTTACCTCCTCCCTTGATTCAAATGCCTGTGCGGGGAACCGCTCCGGTGGAGGAGGGTGTCACCCTTCCGGTTGAGGATGCCGTTCCTGTTGAGGACCGCAACGTCTATCAGTTAATGGATGACCGGAATTTTGACGAGCTTTTCAGAAGGCATCCGCAGGGGTTTGTGGATATACAGGTTCCAGCAGGAGACCTGTTTGGAAGCGGAAGCCGTCCCCGGATTTATTTTGAGAATCTCCCTGGTTATGATTTATGGAGTAGCGCTCCGGCGGCTCAACCATCACCTGCGCCGGTTCAACCACCACCCGCGGTGGCCCAACCGATTCCACAACCACGGCCTGCGCCTGCGCCGGTTCCTGCTGCGCCGGTTCCAGTTCCCCCGCCGCCGAGGCCAGCGCCGCCGCCTCCATCACCATTTGGAGCAATACCGAGGCCGGTTGTTCCAACTACCAACAACGTGTTTGGTACAACTGTAAACGCGCTAGCACCCCCGCCTGTTTTTGCGCCTCCGGTACCCCCGCCTCAAGAAAGGTCTCGTCCTTTCTATGGTGGCATAGGATCTCTTGTTTGAGGAGCCGAAGATGTTGCAAGCATTAATAGGACCAGTTAGCGGTTTGCTAGACAAATTTATCGAGGATAAAGATACTAAAAACGCGCTGGCGCACGAAATTGCGACTATGTCTGAAAAACATGCCCAGGAGCTTGCAAAAGGGCAATTAGCCGTGAATCAAGCCGAGGCGTCATCAAAATCTTTGTTTGTCAGCGGCTGGAGGCCTGCGGTGGGATGGACGTGCTGCCTGGGAATGGCGTCGAATTATATCTTAATACCAATGGCAAATTTTGGTTTGGCTCTTGTTGGCTCGGAAATTACCATCCCACTGATCGAGACCTCTACCATGATGCCCGTCTTGATGGGTATGCTCGGTTTGGGAGCCATGCGGACGGTTGAAAAAACGCAAAAGGTGAGCAGAGAGAAATAATGCCTGCTTTTGGTAAAGCCTCACAGAAAAAGCTGGATACATGTCATCCAGACATCATTAAGGTCTTTTCTGTGGTAATTACTCACATTGACTGCTCGATTTTGGAAGGTCACCGCCCTGTGGAACGCCAAAAAGAATTATTTGAGTCGGGCATGACCAAACTAAATCCAGACAATCCAGAGGACTTAAAATCTGCTTTACATACGCGACAGCCAAGCCTCGCGGTGGATGCGATGGCCTATCCTATTGATTGGATGGATAAAGAACGGATTGCGTTCTTCGCTGGATTTGTCGTGGCGATTGGCCGCAATCTTGATATTAACCTGCGGTCTGGCGTTAACTGGGATCGCACACTGGATCGCCTGGATTCCAGCGGAAGTTTCTTCGACGGCCCCCATTTCGAGTTATTTTGAGGACACGGTAGCTATTATAATATAAGACATGATAGGATAAGCTCGTATTCTTACAGACAATATGCGGGCACGTTAATATGGACGAGATTCAAGTTTCTGGAGCCGTTTTTAGAATTATCAGGGAGAGAATACAAAGCATCGTTGATTTGATGATGTATGGAAATGTTAAGTCTATGGAGCATTATCGTGAGCTTATGGGCAATATTGAAGCCCTGAATCATGTGGAACAGGAATTAAAACACCTGCTAGAAAAACAGGAGCGTAGTAATGACTAAATCAGAAAGTATTCTTTCTGCCGCGCCAATACCTTCTCCCCAATCCGAGGAAGAAGCCTCAACCTTAGAAGAAGCATACGTCGAAAAGCCTTTTTTACGTCCAGAAAGCATAGGAGAAAGCTTACTGGATCGTCTTCCGTCCCCTACAGGCTGGAGAATCTTAATTCTCCCGTACAGGGGGAAAGGAAAAACCGAAGGGGGTGTTTATCTACCGGACCAAGCGGTTGAACAACAGCATGTATCAACGCAAGTTGGTTATGTCTTAAAAGTTGGCCCGCTCGCGTACAAAGATCCCGAAAAATTTCCCACCGGCCCGTGGTGCGAGGAAAAAGATTGGGTAATGTTTGCGCGGTATTCCGGTTCGAGGTTCTCAATTGATGGTGGCGAGGTTCGTATTCTCAATGATGACGAAATCCTAGCCAGAATTTTAGATCCCGAAGACGTATTGCATTTTTAAGAGGTGACACATGAGTACAGAAAAAGCTGAACAGATAGAACTTGATATTGGCGACAATGTTGAGGTCGAAGTAGAAGTAGAAAAGCCAGAAACCGGGGAGGATTCTACCCCGGAAGAGGATCAATTTAAGAAAGCAGACAATTCTACCCAGAAAAGAATTGACCGCCTCACAAAGAAAATGCGCGAGGCCGAGCGTCGGGAAACGGAAGCCCTGGCTTATGCCAAAAATGTCCAAGAAGAAGCTAATACTCTCAAAAGCAGGATGTCTAATCTAGACACCCATTATGTTAATGAGGTTACGAGCCGGGTTACTGTTCAACAGGATCAGGCTGAAGCCGACATGCAACGCGCAATGGAGGTGGGTGACACCAAAGCAGCCGTTGCCGCTCAAAAACAACTTACGCTTTTGGCTATTGAGAGTGACCGTGCTCAACAAGCTAAGATACAACAAGAACGGTATCAGCAACAGCTTCAGGCGCAACAACAAGCGCAGGTTAATCAACCGATGCCCCAGCAACAGGTTGCACCAAAAAGGCCTGACCCCAAAGCTGAACAATGGGCGGTTAAGAACAATTGGTTTGGCGAAGATGAAGCTATGACATACGCGGCGTTTGGTATTCACAAGCGTCTTGTTGAGGAAGAAGGGTTTGACCCGAAGTCTGATGACTACTATAGTGAGCTAGATCGGAGAATTTCGGTAGAATTCCCGCATAAGTTTAATAAACAACAGAAAAGCCGACCCGCCCAAACGGTTGCTTCTGCCTCAAGACAAACAACAGGGCGCAGTGGAAAGAGACAGGTTCGCCTCACCCCGAGCCAAATTGCAATAGCAAAGAAATTGGGTGTGCCGCTTGAAGAATACGCGAAATACGTGAAGGATTAGATGAAATGAGTGACAAAAACCAAAAGTTAGATGCGCCCATTAAAAGAACTCCTCGCGCAGACACCGAAAGGAGCAAGAAGGCGGCGCGTAAGCCTTGGGCTCCTCCGTCCATGTTAGAGGCACCACCTGCCCCTGATGGTTTTAAACATCGTTGGATTCGTGCTGAAACCAGAGGATTTAACGATAGTAAGAACGTCAGTGCCAAATTGAGGGAGGGCTACGAGTTAGTTCGTCAGGACGAATATCCTGATTTCGAAGCCCCCGTCGTAGATTCAGGTAAATACGAAGGTGTTTTTGGAGTAGGCGGATTACTTCTCGCTCGTATTCCAGAAGAGACTGTTGATGAAAGGACTGCTTACTTCTCAAGCAGAAGCCAAGATCAAATGGAAGCAGTGGATTCGGATATGATGCGAGAAAACTCACATTCATCCATGACGATTCAACGACCGGATCGTCAGTCTCGTGTAACTTTTGGCGGTCCACGAAAGTGAGGACCGTTTTTAACTAGGAGAGAGATACTATGGCAAATTCGAATACTGCCTATGGTCTTCGTCCAGTTGGTCTTGTTGGAAGTGCGGCAAACTCTACCGGTGTAACCGAGTACGAAATTGCAAGCGACAACACTAATGCTATTTACCAATATGGTATCTGTGTGCCTTTGGCCGCAGGTGTTATTGCGTATGCTGGTGCCACCAGTGGTGGTACTACGCAAGCGTTGGGTGTACTAATGGGCGTAGAATACGTTGATAGCGTCAACGGAAAGTCTGTCTGGATAAACTATTGGCCCGGTTCCAGCGCCATAAGCGTTGATACCAACCATCCAGTGAAGGCTTTTGTTGCTGATAACCCTTTGCAGATCTTTAAGGTGGCTAGCGATGCGTCTTTGACGGATCGTGCTACTGGACAAGCCGCGGTTTTTGCTAACGCAAGCCTCGGTACTTCTGCAAGAACAGGGAGTTCAGATACCGGCGTTTCCAACTCAGCCTTGAGCGTAAGCTCAATTGCAACAACGGCAACTTTGCCGTTACGAGTGGTGGGTATTGCGAAGGAATTCGCAAATGAGGATTATACGGCGGCAGGTATTCCCATGCTTGTTCGTCTAAACGCCCACTTTAATGCACCAACCAGCCGTTTTGACTCGCAGACTACTGCGACCTCAACGGGTATATAAGGAGGGGTGACTAATGGCTATTTCAAGGAGTCAACTAGCAAAAGAGCTAGAACCCGGCCTTAATGCATTATTTGGGTTGGAATACGACAGATACGAGAACGAGCATTCTGAAATTTTCGAAGAGGAGTCTTCTGACAGAGCCTTCGAAGAAGAAGTAATGCTCGGTGGCTTTTCTTCAGCACCTGTTAAAAGTGAAGGCGGTACGATTAGCTTTGACGATGCTCAAGAAACTTACACGGCTCGTTACACTCACCAGACTATCGCACTTGCTTTCTCAATCACTGAAGAAGCAATTGAAGATAATCTGTACGACCGGTTAGCATCACGCTATACCAAAGCTCTGGCTCGTTCTATGGCCCAAACCAAGCAAATCAAGGCCGCTTCTGTTTTGAACAATGCGTTCACGGCAGGTGCGTCTGCGATGGGTGATGGTGTGGCTTTATGTTCAGCTTCGCATCCTTCTTTGTCCGGTACCCAAACCAACATCTTGGGAACCGCCGCAGATCTCAACGAGACTTCCCTCGAACAGATGCTGATCGACATTGCAGGTTTGACCGATGAGCGTGGTCTGAAAATCGCTGTACGTGGCATGAAATT